TTTAGCTCGGTGAATAGTTTCATTTACCCTCTCCCAATCTTTTCGTCGTATTTTACATCAGAGGTTCCGCCACCCTTACGTTTGCGGGCCCTCTCTTTGGCTATTTTCTTAGCCAGTTCTAATTTGGCGCGGACCTGCTTGGGAGATAGATCTCCTTTGGTCCATGGGTAGTTGTCATATTCCTTCTCGTCACTGGCCTCGCCAAATGTCTCCCCATGGTCAGGGGTGTATTCGCTGGCCAGCCCCGCCCTAGATTTTCTCGGCGCCGCGGGGCGGGCCCGGGCAGTCCCAGCATGAGCAGTATAAGGGGATGGTACTTCCTTACCAGCTTTTCTTGCTGCTAGGCGAGCCGCCTTGATTTTTGCCAAAGCAGCCTTCTGCTTGGCGGCATTGGCGGCCGCTTTTCTTTTGACTCCACTTGGATCGGCCTCGTTGGCCGCCCGTTCAGCATCCCGCTTTTTCTTCTTGGCCGCCTGCTCCCTACGGTATTCCGGGGAGCGTTGGCGAATTTTATCATTAAGTTCAAGAGTCTTGGTGTCTTGATTTGCCCTTGACCCAGGTTCATGTATATCATGTTGATTAAGTACCTCCGAAATTGCATCATAGTCTTCCCGAACGCCGGTGTTAGGAGTTCCCACCTTGCCTGGGCGCGATCCAAACTGCTTGAATGCAAATTTGGACATCTTTGCAAAACCAGCCTTGTTGGAATTGAGAGTGTCGGCCATCTTCTTTTGATTATGTACATTCAATGCACCATGCACACCAAGCAGGGCATTGGCTGTCGTCATGTCAACCTTCAGGCGCGAGCCATCGGCCAGCCTAATTGTTTCGGCCGTCTGGCGCGAAACAATCTTCTTCAGGGAGTCCATTGCGTTTTCTTCAAGGGCGTCAATTTCATAACTATAGGAATCCTCGACTACTTTTCGTTTCAAAAATTGTTGCACCTTACGGTGCTGATCCTTGGCCTGTATGGTTGCTTTTGGATTCCCATGGCCTCCAGAAACATTTCCAAGGCCTCGGGCCCGACGGTATTTCTGATGACTTTCGCGATCAGGGTTCTTCTTGTCGGCGGCATCTTCTTCACCGCTATCTGGACGTGATTGCCAATCTGCTCCGCCATGTTTTCGCGTACCCGGTCCAAATTTCGTCTTGTTCGCAGTTTTATCGTCATAACCAAGGTTTTTTGCAGACCTAGTTGCCTCATCAAAAGTCTCTTCGGTGCTGAGTGAACGCTCGTCAAGAACCTCCCCATCTTCAGGAACATATTCGGACTGCAAATTTTTGGTTGCAGCCTGCTGTGTCATTTGTGCCATTGTGCCAGAGGAAGAAATAAGACCTCCTGCATGAGTATATTGCCCTAGCTTGTCTCGGACATAAACTGGTCGAATGGCATCTACTTCTGGATGGGCATCTTCGATGTCGTCGTCGAGTTCATCGTATTCTTCTTCATCTGAAGGAATAGGCGACATTTTCTCAGGGCCCAGCTTGAAATTCTGGTCCTCTTCTCTATCGGCCCCGACTTCTGTAAGGGATTGCCTAATCTGTCGATATGTTTTCATCGGATTTAAATTCCTTTGCTAAGTCACTTCTTTTTTGATGATTTCTTCTTCTTGTCTTTAGGCTCGGGCTTTTTGTAACTAGGCATCGACCCAGAATGTGGGTGATTAACGGTGTCATGGCCTTTCGTAGCAACAACTTGGGCCCCTTCCGGGTCGCCGGGCTTCCATTCCATAACTTCTTCCTCTTCTGGCATATTAAAATATTCACTAGCCGTAGAAATCTTCTTGAGTTCTAATGCATCGGCCACCTTTGCATCAAGGGCCGAGTAAATGCTATTCTTTAGTTCAGATGGATTATCTTGAAGTGCATGATTTATTGCATCTCTGACACTCATATTATTATCTCCTAAGTTAAAGTCTGTCTTTATTTATAAAACTCCTGAACCATTATTATTTCCTGTGCCATTTTTCTTGGGAGGAGGAGCGGCCTCCGGAGGCGGCGCCATGCCTTCAGGCTCTGGCGGAGGCCCAAGAGGAACCCTGGCCACATCATCAGGATCAGGCTCTGCATTGATTTCTTTGTCAATCTCTTCAATTTCTTCGTCGCTTTGTTTGAGAATGTTCTTTCGTAACCATTCGGCCGAATAGTACACGCCCTTGAACTCTTCCATGTCACGGACCAATTCGACTCGTTGCCTCATGATCTCTGCCTCTTGAAGCTCCATGAAGTGGGTGTCTCTTGCATAGTCAAACTTGATGTTTGGGCGCATTTCATCCCAATCTTCCTTGACAATGATCCCCTTCAATCGCAATTGTGTTTCTAGGAGATTCAAGAAGAGGTGGTTGAAACGATGGCGCAATTTTGCAATAAACTTACCAAACTTCACTTCATCGCGGGTGATCTCTGCGGTCCTTCCAATATTGAAGCCAGCCTCTGACTCAAGCCTAGAATCAGGAACTTGCAAAGCCTTGTACAATTTCTTTCGGAAGTATTGAATGTCTTCAATCTCGCCCAGGTTCTGCCCACCAGGAAGAGTAGTGATTTCTGTGCCTCGCCCACCTTCGCGCCGAGGCAGCCAATAATCTTCCATCATGGTTCGGTGTGAGCGATCATCTCGGACTTCACCTGTGGATGCATCATAGACAATACGATTCTTGAACTTGACCATGATGTCGCGCATATATTGTTCGGCCTTGATCTTGGGAAGATTGCCTACATCGACATAAAAGATTCGTCGCTCTGGTGCGCGAGAAATTCGATAGATGACAACTGCATCTTCGATCATCTTCAATTGATTGTAAGGCTTGATGGCCTGATGAAGATGGCTAAGGACCATGTTCTTTCGTGAGTTCAAAATTCCAGAATGAACGTGAAGGATGCTATCTTTTGCAATCTTGACATCATTGCCTTGCTTCTTATCTTCAAACCCATTCTCATTGTAGACATAAAATTCGTTTGGGTGTTTGACAAGGGGAACACCATCGGGCCCTCTGAGTTTCTTTGTCTCTCGCACCTTTCTAATCTTTCTTGGGTCGAGGGACCTTAATTCTTGAATCCCACCAGAAGGATTGGTCACATCAATAACTATATGATAGTATAACCTGCCATCAATGTACCATCGTTTAAGAATATCAAAACAAAAGTCATTGAAATCTAAAAGATGTAAGACATTTTCAAATTCGTCTTCTATCTTTTTCTTGATAGTGGCCGATTGTTCTAATTCATCCAGAACAATCTCAACGGGCCCTCGATTTTCCTGAATGACCATTGTCTCGTTGACAATATCTTCGATTGCAAAATTGCACTCTGGATAGAGAGACATCTCCCGATAACGGGAAACTAGTTCGGCCTCGTTCTTTGCGGCACCTTCCATGTCAAGGAATCGGCCATAGGCCATCCCAGCCGCATAGGTAGGTTCGATGGTGATTGCACCATCTTCATTTTCGGGAAGAGCAAAACTGGGCTGCTCTTGAGCTTCCCGATTAGTTTCTTCCCTTCCAATTGAAAATCCAAATAGTTTTATTGCCATATTATAATTTTAACCTTTATAAGAATATGGTGGTGGGGCCGTTAAAGCCCCACCACCTAGGTTGTTTTCACAAAAACACATTTATATACAATTAGAAGCTCAGAGTATCGACTATCTTACTAAATGCTCCACCACTACCTTGAACAATGTCTCCAACCCAGTAATCATATTGCCAAGTAACGGTAAGCTCTTCTATTTGGTCATTGGTTCCCCAGTCAAGATCAATTGCAGCCAAAGTGCTAGGCCACATATTATGAAATCTATATGTCTTGAGTGCATCACCATTTAGCCCAAATTGTGTCACGGCCGCATCTACTTGATACTGTCGAACAGAACCCGCCAATTGAATATTACTGGCCGGGCCATTGATTATTTCGATCCAATTTCTAATTGCATCATGAACTGAAAAGTCTTCGTCATTGAATACAGTTGTCGTCCATTCACCATAGGTTCGATTGCCAGCAAACTTGGCTGTACGACCGAAATACGGCACATCAATCATGGCCACAGTAGATTCTGGAAGAGAAGCTGCCTTACAAGTAAAGGAAAACTTCCTTTCTGGTTGTACTCCACCAAGCGCAGGGAAAGACATTATAACTTCAAATAAATTGGGGCGCGCCCCACCTCGGGTTAATCCACCCTTAAATTCGTCCACATTAAAAGGCATTGAATATCTCCTTATTTTATCCTTTAATTACTACTAGTTATTTATATCTCGTTATGAGGTTACGCCAATAATTTCACTAAACTCTACACCAGTTGCTGCGGCAACAAAGTTTAATTGAATGTAATTGATCGAACGCGCTGGCTTGATGTAAATATCACCAACAAATTCATTTCGGTCGATTACACTCGCTGGATTGTTTGAACTATCACAAATAACCCTAAAGTCTGTAATGCCTCGACGCCCTCGGACATCCCTGAGGAATGGTTCGGTCATGTTAGTAAATTGGGCTCGGGTAAACTCATCATTGAACTCAAACAAGAGGAATTTAGATGCCGTTGCAATGGCCTTTTCAAGCACGATGAACAATCGTCGCACATTGATTCGATCAAAGGCACTATTCTTTCCATAAAGAGTCTTGTCGCCAAATAGGACAGTTCCTCTTCCAGGGAAAGTAACAACAGGATTAACATCCTTCTTATATAGTTCATCTCGCTGAGCCTTGTTCGGGCTCCAGGCCAACTTGACCACATTCTTGATCTGCCCTCTGGTATAACCAGCTGGTGAGAACCACGGATCATTTTCTGTATCTGTCCTTACGACACACCCTGCAATATCAGAGTTCAGAGGAATCCAACGGAACTTGTTATTATACTTATCAAGAACATACTTCCAACCACTATCTGCAATGCCATATGAACTAGAAACAACAAGTTGATTTTCTCTCCAATCAAGAACATTTGTCAGGGCATTTTCGGCAGTATTATCTCCCGTTGGGACGACATCCCCTCTTTCTGGCGAAACACACACAACACAATCTTTTCGATTCTCTGCAATGTTTTGAATAACGTGCTTTTGAACTATGGCACTTGCATCGTTTGTAAATATAACAGAAAGATCAAGGTCTTCAGTATTTCGGAACTTGTCAAATGCAAGAATTTTCTCTGCATCTGTCGCGGTGCCAGAATCAGTTGCTCCCGTAAGGACCTCTAGATTTGCTTGCTTGCTTACACCAAAGCTAATTGCAGTTGAATTAGCAGTTGTGCCCCATTCATCAACCGAGGCGAATGGATGTTCTGTTGATTGCCCGGCCCAATAAATCCAATTGGATCCCTGATTAATGGCGTCTTGATAATACAAATGCCTTCCTGTCTCTGGGTCTATTGCATTCTTGGCCTTTGAGAGTCCGCCCCACTTCTCAAGGACAGTTCCTCGCTTTCCAGTAATACCACCATCTGCATCAAACACAAGAACGTGCAAGGCATCATTTTCTATGGCCGCTTCGTCATATGCAGCGGCCCAAGTTGTTACCGTAGGTGTGCTATCAAAATAATTTGAATATGCCCAATCTCGTCGTACTGGTGTATTAGATTGGGTAAGGTCTTCTACAAGCCCGGGGGAAATTGTAACCGAATTAGCTCCAAAGTCGGGCCCTTCTATCGGGCTGCCGCGCCCATCTGAGGCAATGGCCGTAACCCGGTACCGCTGACTAGGATAACTGTTTGCAGGAAACGAAATGAAATCGCCTACTTCAATTACGTT